ATTAGTGATTACTCTGTCGATACACAAAACACCGACGGGGCAACGGGGCAGAAAGAGACAGAATACCAAAACTCCGACTGGTCTCAACAATTTGGTTATTTTAAAGCAATACCCGAACTTCACGCTGCAATCAATGCCAAAGCAACATGGACTATTGGAAAGGGATTTGTGGCAGACGAACAAACAACAATGTTACTAGACACCATAAGGGGATTTGGAGCAGACACATTCAACACAATCCTAGAGAATATGATAAGAACTTATTACATAGGGGGCGATGCCTACGCTGAAATCATTAGAGACAAAGACAATGAATTAATTAATATCAAACCAATAGACCCAAGTGTTATAAAAATTGTCGCAGACAAACAGGGAATAATTACAAGATACGAACAAACATCAAAGACACAGAAAGCCACAAAGAAATTCAAACCTAACCAAATACTACATTTAGCACGGAACAGGGTCGCTGACGAAATACATGGGAACTCTGTAATCACCTCAATAGAGAACATCATATTAGCCCGTAATGAAGCTATTGCAGATTATAAAATCGTTATGCACAGAAATGTTTATCCTCGTATGATTTTCCATTTAGATACTGATGATGTGGCAGAGATAGCAGCCTTTAAAGTAAAGATGGATAAGGCTTATGCGGAGAATGAAAATCTATATGTTCCTAAAGATGTAGTTGTGCCCGAACAATTAGCAATCTCTCCAAACTCAACCCTAGACCCAAAGGCATGGATAGATGCACAGGGAAGATATTTTTATGAAGCAGTTGGCACTCCTCAAATTATTGTCGGGGGCTCTGGGGAATTTACAGAAGCATCTGCAAAAATTGCTTATTTGGCATGGGAGCAAAACATAGAGGAAGAACAATTATTTATAGAAGAGCAGATTTTAGCACAACTTAATATAGTAATTGATTTAGTTTTCCCTGCAAGTTTAGAAAACGAATTATTGTCTGACAAAGAAAAAGACGGAGCAGAGAATATTGACCCGTCTGAAACGACAGCGGGAGAGGGGCAGTAATGGCATCAAAAGCATATACGAAAGAGGCAGTAGCAAAAAAGAGAAAGAATTGGGAGAAATATAATAAAGGTAAAGAGAAAGAGACTACTCCAAAACAAAAAAAGAAAGAGCCAGAAAAGAAAGCTGAATTAAAACATATTCAATTAGGCCCAACAATAGAACTCAACAAACCCGAAGCCAAAACTCCCGAAACAATACAACTCAACGAGCCCGAAGAAAAAAAAGGTATTATTGAAAAGGGTGTTGGACTAATAAAAGGCGAGGGTTTGGAAGTTGGGGGCAAATCTATCTATAAACCATTAGGCACAGAAGAAAGCCCAATCGCAGCAGGCACACTTCCTATTGGAGCAGGCGGGGCAATAGCTGCAATCAATTCAATAGGCAAAGCGACTAAGGCAGCAATCAAAGCAGGGAACGCACAACAACTAAAAGCCATGGGGTCGTCGGGGGGAGTGAAAACAATTTTAACAAATGCAAAAACAACAAAGGCTTCTAAAACTTTACTAGAAAAATTATTTACAAGCACAAAAGAAGTTACATCAACAAATTTACAAACAGGGGCAACAAAAGTAAGCCAAGTAACAACTATTTCTAAATTAAAAGTTGGCGGTGTTGTGGCAGCAATAGGGGCTATGATTGGAACATACCCATGGGGAGAATGGGCGGCAGGGGAAGCAAAAGAAATAATGGGTTTTACAGCAAACAAAGCAATAAATAGCGGAGACCTCGAAGTGATGCAGGAATTTCTAAAAGAACAAGAAGATATTTTTGATAATACCGTATGGGAAACTATTATGAGAGCATTACCAATGTCAAATATATATAAAGGATTTTCAGATAAAGCAAAAGCTCTTTTTATGCAGAGGAAAGTAAATGATAAAATTGTTTTAGATGAAATGGAGAAAATAAAAACAGGAGAAACTGACGACGGGAAATGGGAGAGAATAAACCAAGAGAGATTGGAAGCAGAGAAAGCGAGTGTTGATTATTATAATAACGAAAGGAAGAAAATGTTGAAGTGGGAAGAAGAAGCAAGCGATAGAGACATGAAAGAAGATGCGGCATTCTGGAGAAAGGAAAGAGAGAAACAATCTCAAAAGGAAAAAGAGGATATGGAAGCAACCGCTAAATTTTGGTTAGAATATAAGAAACAAAGTCAAAAATTAAGCGACGATAGCCGACCAAGCAATCTAAATTTTGGGTTAATTTAAAATGAATAAAGAATTAGAATTTGCAATTAAGGTTGGGAGAAACGCCTTTATACTTTCGGGTATGTATTTTGTTAGTGTATTTGCAGTCGGGGATTTAAGTTATGAAGTTGTAAAACCAGTCATTATTTTCTTTATGACTTATTGCTTTGCGGAGATGGGAAGAAGATATAAACTTTCCCCTACTCACCCAAAAACTAAAATAACGCCGATGATTTTTTGATTTGTTTTTCTCGCTCACTCCGAAAAACACGCTACAGCGCTAAATCTAAATTTCAGTAATACAAAATAGGAATATTTATAAAGAGCGGTTGGTTGTTATTCTAATGGTAGAAGAAAGTGAAGAAGTTGTTGAAGAAGTTGTTGAGGAAAAATCTGAAGTTGAAAAAGTTAGAGCAGATTTGGATAGCATAACAAAAGCTAATGATGAAGTTGAAGCGCAACTTTTAAGAAAAGAAGAACTAAGGGCAAGAATGGCATTAGGCGGACAATCCGAAGCTGGACAAGCCCCAGTAAAACCAGCAGCCCCAACAGATGAAGAAATAGCAGAGAAGTTTGATAAGGGAGAAGTGGATATTTTAAAATGAAAGAATTATTAAAAAAAGAAATTAAGATAAGTGAAAATGCAATTAAGGAGTTAGGAATTACGAGAGACAAATGCATAAAAGGAATTGAATTACAAAAATTAGTTTTAAATGCAATTAAGGAAGAATTGAAATGCATCTCTACTTCGTAACCCGTGGCTCTAAAAGATTAACTCGAAGATTTATTGAAGAATTAGAAGATGTTTATGTTGACATGAAAAATAAGATTACTGGCAAACATATAGGGGCTATGCAAGTAATGCCAAGAGAAATAAAATCGTGGGAGTGTGTATTTCCAGCGACGGCGAAAAAAGAAATAAAAGAGATTGTTAGAATAAAAGCAAAGGACAAAGTGAGCGTTCACTTCGGACCTTTTAAGAAAGATAAGTTTTTTAATGGTGTAGAATTTCTATGATTTTAGAGATTGAGGTAGCAATTTTGGGTATTTTAGGCATTTTCATAAAACTCTACCAATTACGCAAAGAACGAAAGATTTAAATACTATTCGGTATACCGATCATCTATGGTAGAAGATACAGAACAAGAAACAGAGGAAGAAGATTAATGGCAAGCGAAGCAGTAGTTGTTGAGACGCCAACGGTTATTAGAGATTTTACAGTTGCAGACGGAGCAACAATAGAACAATTTACATTATGCAAATTAGCAGATGCAAGACTAGCGACGGCTTCAAGCGGAGCAGATGTTTTCGCAGGTATTGCTATGACAGAAAAGGAAGCAAGTGACGGACAAGTCAATTTGGGATTAGCACAAGACGGAATTTTTGAGTTGACAGCTGCACCGGGGGCAACAACAATCCCAGCAGGCACAATGTGTAAGTTATCTGGAGCGAATTTAATTATAACAGCAGAAGCAGCAGATTTATTGACAGGGAAAGTAGTAGGTAAATGTTTAGAAGAAATCGCACCAAGCACAAGCGGGGAAGTTGATATAGGAGTGAGAGGATAATGGCAGACCAAGCAGGGCAAGTTGATATAAGAGGAGAAAACATCTCTAAAATTGTTACGGTATTTGCACAAAAGAAATTTAAGTTATTGCCTTTATTGAAACAAGTAAATTCTAGTAAATTGACAGAGACTTATTACAAAGAAGATCCTACAATCTTAACCGCATCAGGAACAAGGAATATTAAGGGGATAACAAGACTATCAGAATTTCCAAGTGTTCAGAGAAGCTGGACAAAAACAAGCTCGGACCATATAAAATATGGAGCAGAGAGTTTAATTTCTATGGAAGATTTGAGATTAAATGCTTTTAATATTCAAGCAAGAAGCATAAACGGAATTGTAGAAAGTATTGTAAATAGTATTGATACAGCAATTTACGCAGCCTTAACCGCAGAGGGTAGCACATCGGGAACAGTGGGCGCAGTTGCAACATGGGACAACGCAACCGCAACAAATCAAAACCCAATCAATGATATTTTAAGGGGTATTCAAGCTATGGACGAAAATAACTATGATGCTATGGAAAATGGTGTTCTATTAGTCAATCCACACGACTACGCCTCACTTATGCAGAATAGTAAGGTAATTAATAACCCATCGTTTAAAACAGCTGACATCGTCTCTAACGGCAAAATGGGGCAAGTAGCAGGCTTAACGATTGTTAAATCAACAACCGTAACAGATGCAGAAGCTATGATTATTGTTAGAGGAATGACAGCAACATGGCAAAGTGCAATAGGATTTGAAACAGCCTTAGTTGAAAAGGCGGGAATTTCTACAATAATAAGAAGTTGGCAAATGGGGCAAATTCAGATAGTCCACCCTAAAGCAATATATACAATTACGGGAACAGAATAAAATGGTAAATTATAAAGCACAAGTTCTACGAGGCGAAAAATGGTTTCATTTAATGACAGCAGAGCAATTAGCAAAAGAGCCAGCAAATA